GGCAACAAAAGATATGAGCCGGTGCTAAAGGCCAAAACGCTAAGCGATCAAATAGCTGCGATGGGCGCGTCGGGGTACGCGACTGATCCAAATTATGGCGCAAAGCTGTCATCAATAGCCAACATGATTGGTGAGGATATTTTGCCGAAAGGAAAAGACATGGCGACTCCAATGGATAGGCGACGCGAAGAAGAGCTGCGCCAGCAGATGCTGGCCACCGGCATGGCACCACGAACAGCGCCACGCGCGCCACTGTCAGCGCTTCGGCAGGATCGCCCGCAGGCAGCGGCAGCGCCGCAGCAGCGCAGAAGCGGCTTAGGCGGCATTATGGATTACCTTGGAAAGCAAAGCCCGACAACCGGCCTAAGCAGAGCGGAACAATTTGCTGCGGCGCTCGATCCGCTTATCATGCCGCAGATGCGTGCTGGCGAGGCGATCAGGGCGCGCGGCGCGCAGCGGATGAAGCGTCAGTCGGCCAATAAAACTGTCGAATATCTGCGTAAAAATGGATACCCAGAAATTGCGGCTATGGTTGAGCAAAACCCAGCCATTGCGTCAAACGTGATGTCTGCTCTGCTGAGCAAGAGGCTATCTCCAGCAGAAACCACGGGGTCTATGCAAAACTATGAATTTTTAATTTCACAAGGGCTGCCGAAAGACCAAGCTATAGAGCGAGCTTTTGGTAAAGGCGGGTCAACATTCAACCTTGGCCCCAAAACGCAAATTTCTGGCGATTATGTAATAGTCGAAGACCCTACAGCAGAAGCGGGCGTTCGGTTTATTCCAATTAAAGGAAGTAAGGCGGATAAGGAAGCCGCTGCAGCAGTTGAGCGTCAAGTCGTAACCCAACAGCAGGCGGCGCAGAAAGAAGCTGTTATATCTAAATCAGTTGACTTTTTAGTTGAGAAAATTGATGCGGGTGGATTGTTTAATTTGCCAGAGGCTGGGATTGTCGGAAACGTGCTTGGCACCCTTGGCATAAATCAAGACGCGGTTGACTTTAAAAATGAGCTTGCGTCAATACAAGCCAATGTCGCATTTGATAGGTTGCAGCAGATGCGTGAAGCGTCAAAAACTGGAGGGGCTTTAGGGGCTGTGAGCGAGCGTGAGCTTGATCTTTTGATGGCTGCGTATGGAAACATCAAGCAGTCTACAAGCCCAAAGAAACTCAAAGAAAACTTGTTATACATTGAGAAGATAATGACCAAGATCGAAAATGATCCTGTGGCCAGTAGCTTCTATTATAATACCAGTGGCGGCACAGCCCCGCTGCAGACGCAGGCAACAAGTGGAGCGCAAGTGGGAGAACCTTACTGATGGCTAAGAGATCATACCCAGTAACGCGTGACGGCATTCAGTTTGAAGTTCGCGCTGAAAGCAAAGAAGAAGCCCAGCGGATGGCTGAAAGCGCAGACCTGTCATCAGTAGCGCGTGTCATTGCGCGCGAAGGTAGCACAAGGATATTTCAACGCCCAAATGGGAATAGATACCTTGTGTCGCCAAATTACAGCACGACAGACCCAGAAAAGGTAAATAAAGCCTTGCAGGGCATGAGCGCAGCTCAAATATCAAGCCAAGCCATTGATGAAGATATATTAAAGCAATACCCAGTTGCCGCGCGTGCCGGAGAATTTGTGCGCGGGGTTCCATTTGCAGGATCATATTTGGACGAGGCTTTAAGCGCCACGCTAGGGCCAGAGGCTGGGGTGGGCGCGCGCGCACTATCAGGCGCAATGCAGCGCCAGAGACCCGCAGAAACTCTTGGATTAAACATAGCCGGAGGCGTTACTGGTACTGCGGGCGCGTTGGCAGCGGCTCCGCAGGCGGTGTCTAGTGCGCTGGCTGCAGCAGTTGGCCAAGGGTCGCGGGCGGCGCAAGTGGCGCGAGCGGCATTGACAGGCTCTGGGGCAGGAATGCTGGAGGGCGCTGTTTATGGGGCTGGAGAGGGAACCGATGCACAAAGCCGCATGGAAGAAGCAGGCAGTGGTGCGGCTATCGGGGCGGCAGCTGGCGGCATTTTGGGAGGCGCAGCGCCTTTGGCGTCTGAAGCCTTCGCCAACATAGCGCGCATATTTAAGCGTAGCGACATTGGCACTATAGCCTCAACCTTTAAAATATCGCGTGACGCTGCAAAGGTTATCAAGAATACTTTTGACCAAGGTGGAGACATCCCAGCGGCTGTAGCCAACTTGCAGAGGGCTGGGTCTGAGGGAATGCTTGCTGATGCTGGCCCTGCGGCACAGGCTCTGCTTGACGCAGCAAGTATATCCGGTGGCACCGCTGGCAGGACTGTGCGCGATGCGATCAGCGAGCGCATGTCTCGCACAAGCGCGTCTGTAGAAGAAACGCTAAACCAGTCTCTGGGCGATCCGGCGGCAGGCCCGCGCACTGCTGTTAATGAAATAGCAACCCGCACAGCTCCACAGCGCGAACAGGCTTACGGTTTGGCATATGGTACTCCCATTGATTACGCGACTGAACAGGGCCGCAAAATCGAAGCAATGCTAAGCCGCATTAACAGGATTGACCCGAAAGTATTGCGAGACGCCATTGCTGAAGCAAACGCTGATATGGAATATCGGAATATATCAAACCAGCAAATTATGGCGCAAATTGCGGATGATGGTAGGGTCGTGTTCACAGAGATGCCAAATGTCCAGCAACTTGACGAGATAAAGAAGGCGTTGGGAAAAATTGCCTACGACCAAAACACAGACCAGTTTGGCAGGCTGACAAATGCAGGCAAGCGGTACGCTGGTTTAGCTACGGAATTGAGAGACGCAATATCTGATGCCGTTGAGCCGTATGGTGCGGCTGTATCTATTGGCGGCGATAAATTAGCTGAAGAGCGCGCTTTTTCATTGGGGCAAGAGCTTTTAAAAGCTGGAACGCGTTTAGAGGATCTTACGTTTGAGCTTGGCAAGTCTCCATCGCAAGCTCAGATTGACGCGGCTAAAAGCGGTTTGCGTTTATATATCGACGAGGCACTTGGGAACGTCAGGGCTATTGCCAGCGACCCATCCGCAGACGTTTTAGAGGCTCGCCAAGTCATAAAGGCGGTGACTGATTTAAGCAGCGATAAGGCCAGAGCTAAGATTAAAAAGCTCATGGGCGCAGAGGCTGACGCGCTGTTATCCCAAATAGATCAGGCTGCACAGTCTGCAACAGTCAGAGCCGCAATGGCGCAAAACTCTAAAACCGCTGGGCGTCAGTCTATTGACAAAACTGTGAGCCAATTAACTGAGCCGAGCGTTGTTGGCCAAGCGCTGCAAGGCGAAGCAGTCAACACGACTAAGGCTTTAATACAAGCAGTAACAGGCCAAACAGGCGAGTATACTGTGGCGCGGCGTCAAAGAATATACAACGACATCGCAAAGGCTTTAACTGAAAAGCGTGGAGAAAATGCACTTACCGCTTTGCGCGTATTAGACGCCGCAATGCGCGGTCAAGAGATGACGGACGCGCAAGTTGACAGCCTTGCGAAGATGTTGGCTGGGGTGTTATTCTCTGGGGCAGAGGCGGGCGTTGCTCGCGGATACGCGGCAGAACAACGTCAGGCTCAATAAGGAACAATAACATGCAACCACAACCAAAAGATCGCCGCGAGATAGAAAGCATTGTTCAGAATGCGATCAGCGAGGCCGTTGACTTCGTTGAAAGCGAGATCAGCGAAGACCGCATCAAGGCGCAGCGCTACTACGACGGCGAGGTTGATATTGGCCACGAGGACGGTCGCAGCAAGGTTGTGGCCACAAAGGTACGGGATACCGTACGCTCTGTGAAGCCAAGCCTGATGCGGATCTTCATGTCTACCGCGAGGCCGGTAGAGTTTATCCCGAAGGGGCCAGAAGACGTTGCATTGGCCGAGCAGGCCACCAGTTACATCCAGCACGAGTTTACGCGCTTGAACGGCTACCGCGTGCTAAACGACGCCTTCCAAGACGCTATGGTCAAGAAGCAGGGCATCGTGAAGGCTTATTGGCATGATTATCCCGTTGCAGAGATATACACCTACACCGACTTGTCTGATGACGAATACACGTTCCTGATCCAAGAAGATAACGTGGACGTGATCGAGCATACGATGGAAATGTCCATCGAGATGGACGAGATGGGCATGCAGATCGAGCTTCCTGTCCATTCGGTCAAGATTAGCCGCACGGAGATGAAGGGCGAGCTGCGCATCGAAAGCATCCCGCCAGAAGAGTTTTTCGTAAACCGCGACTGCCGTTCATTTGATGACGCATATGTCGTGGCGCACCGCACAGATATGCGCGTCGGCGATCTGGTCGAGATGGGCTTCGACTTCGAGGTCATATCCAACCTGACGCCATTTGACGGCACAAACGACATGTCTGGCGCAGAGGTGCTTGAGCGCCAAGGATACGAGGAAGACTTGTCAGACGAAGACGAGCTAGACCCGTCCATGAAGCTGGTGGGCATCACAGAAGCCTACATGCGCATGGATGTAGACGGAACCGGCGTGCCGGTGCTTTACAAGTTTCTCTGCGGCGGCACATCATACGAGCTGCTAGACTTCATGCCGTGCGACGAGATCCCGTTCGCCAAGTTTGAGATCGACCCAGAGCCACACAGCTGGTACGGACACAGCCTTTCTGAACTGGTGGAAAACGATCAGGACGCCGCGACGTCTATTCTGCGTGGCATCTTGGATAACGTGGCGATGACCAACAATCCGCGCATTGGGATCGTGGATGGCGCAGTAAACATAGACGATGTCCTAAATAACGAAATTGGCTCACTTGTGCGGATGCGCCAAGCCGGATCTGTGCAGGATCTGAGCGTGCCATTTGTTGCTGGCCAGACGCTATCTGCGCTGGCATACATGGATCAGCTCACAGAGCAGAAGACGGGCGTCACAAGCGCCTCTGTGGGGCTTAATCCTGACGCATTGCAATCTACCACCAAGGCAGCCGTTCAGGCGTCTGTGCAGGCCGCTGCGGGCCAGACAGAGGTGATGGTGCGTAACTTGGCTGACGGTCTGCGTGACCTGTTTGGCGTCATGCTGCGCCTGATGAATAAGAACATGGACGAAGAGGTCATGATGCGGATGAACGGGCAGTATATCCCCGTTGACCCGCGTGTCTGGGATACGTCGATGGACATCAGCATCAACGTCGGGCTTGGAACTGGCCGCGAAGAAGAAAAGCAGATGGCATT